ATAATCTTTCAATGTTATTGGATTACAGTTTTCATATTTTTCACCAGTAACCTTTTCAAATTGTTCAATGTCAATCTTGTGTGGAAAATAATAAGTTCCTAACTTTATACCTACATTAACGTATGCTATTTTCTTCATCTTCTGTTACCTCTCATTTGTTTGTATTGTTGTTTTGATATTGGTGTCACTGTCACTTGCTGTTGTTGTGTCTGTAAGTGACTGTCTACGCCAACATATTCAGCACTGAATGTGTTGAATTTTGTTATTGCTTCGTCTTCGTTTTTTGCTTCACACACGTTGGTGTGTCTGTTCAAAACGTTCACGTATTCTTCGATTTTGTAGAACATTGTCTGCACTCCTTTATTGCGGGTTCGACAACAATCTCAGCTACCGAATTGTTGAATTTGCTTTTGTATAGATCTGTTATTGTCTGTATTGTTTCCAACTTGATCGTGTCAGTTGGATTGATGAAACGAACAGTCAAAAATTGTTCGTCTACCCTTTCGGGTTTGGCTTGTTTAATTGCTGTCATTGATTGTCCTCTGTTTTGTGAGAGTCACAGCAATCCGCAGTCCGTTTTCACGTACCATTAACCTGTCGGAGATTTATATGACTTTAATGTTTAAGCTGAAGATTGCTGATGACTTGTTGTTATTATCTCATCAACTACCCACATCACAAAGTGTGTGCAAATATGAAAACACAATTTAGAGTTGAAATAATTGATGAAAGTAGGTGTTTTTGTGCCTACTCTTTATATTATGCAATGAACTACCCACAACTCCAACCGTCAATCCAAAAACGTTGATTTTACTGACTTTTTTGACCAATAAATAATTGTGCAATGAAATCTCCCTTATCTATTTCATTGTGTGAGTGGTAGACACTTTGTTGATACTATTGCCATTAACTACACGTTTACCACTCAACCAAAAAACACACTCCAATAAATATCATTGGCACTGTTTGTGAAAACAAACAAATGATTAAGCAACTGATTTTTCAGTTGTGACACACATTCTGTTAGTTGCTGTTTCTTCAACATCAATCAGTGCCGCAACAACAAAGGATAAGAAAATGAAAATAATCAAACAAAGAATGATGCCACGTATGGGCAAAAAGAAAAAAACAACAAAGTCAAAAAAAACAAAGACCAATAAGAAGAAGAAAAGATACTAATGCGGAAAGGATATCACCGCACGAAAGACGGCAGAGTGGCAAAGAAAGGTCTTTACTACTACGCCAACAAAAGACGTAAGGCTGGTAAGAAGCCAATCGCAAAAGGTAAGAAAGGTTATGTGACACGAGCCGCAATAACAAGGAGTGCTCGTACAGCAAGATCGTAATGGCAAAATACAGAAACAGAACAGTGACGTTGAACAAGCCGTTTAGGACACCCAACCAAAGCAAGAAGTCAGCTGTGTATGTCAAAAATCCCAAAACTGGAAATGTGATCAAAGTTAGATTTGGTGACCCGAAATTATCAATCAAAAAAAATCAACCAGCAAGGAAGAAAAGTTTTTTGGCACGTCACAAATGTTCAACAGCAAAAAACAAGACCACAGCACGTTATTGGAGCTGTAAGGCGTGGAAGTAATATGTTTAAAAAAATAAAAGCACCAAAAGGTTTTCATTTTATGGGCAAAGGCAAAAAACTCCGTCTAATGAAACACACGGGCAAATACAAAAAACACAAAGGCAGTTCATTGACTGCAAATATCAGACTTGTAAAAAAACACAGCTGATGGAAGAAAGACTGTTTCCAAAATCAGTCAGTGAGGTTGCTGAATTAGAGAAATACTACAAACGTGACATCACTGAAATAATAGATGAACTTGGCAGATGGACAACTGTCAAACAGATGGTTCATTCCACTTGTTATGTCGTTGGAAATGGTCTCAGTCGTAAAGAATTAGATTTAGAAAAAGTCACCCGATACTACAAATCAAACCCAACACAAAAGATGAAAAGTTTTGTGATCGGTTGCAATTACATCTACAAAGAATTCTCACCAGACATCATCATAGCACAAGACACAAAAGTCTTATTGAATATGGTCAAAGACAATGTTGACATACCAGTTGTTGCTCCATTGTTGAAATACAATTGGGCACGTAACGTTGGTGGTAAAAATCTAAACAAGTTCTTTTGTTTACGTTTTCCAACATACAGTATGACACGTTGGAACAGTGGTGATTTGGCTGTGTATGTGGCTTGTTTGTTGGGTTTTAAAGATATCAAACTGATCGCATTAGATGGTGGAGCAAGCAGTATGTACAGAAAAGATGACGGCGTCAGTTTTGTTAGACAGGTTGAGACAAATAGAAGAATTAGATTAATACAAAACAGTTTTGAGAACGTCACAATAAATAGATACGAAGACAACTTGAAAAAGCCTTCTCTGTGACAGACAAGATTTTGTCCGTGTGGTTCACGTTAATAACAAGTTAGAACGTTTGAAGTTTTTAGATAACTTAAATGCCTAAAAACCATAACACAATTCGAGCAGTAGATTTTTATTAAATTAAACGACTAACATAGGAGATAAACAATGGCTTTATCCGATGCAGGTTCTACAGTATCAAATGCATTTGTAACACAGTTTGCAGATGATGTTGTACACCTATCACAACAAAAAATGTCCAAACTTGCTGGTAACGTTAGAACTGTAAGAAACGTTAATGGTTCAACTTACAAATTCAACACACTTGGCAAAGGTGGATACATCAAAAACAAAAGTAGATTTGAAGACATCACAGTTATGTCTGACTCATCTAAAACATTAGGCGGCAGTGCAACATACACTGGCGGTACAGCAACCCACTCTACAGTTACAGCAACGTTAAACAACTACGTAGCTGGCGAATACGTAGATGACTTCGATATGTTCAAAGTTAATTTTGACTTCAGACAAACATATGCAGAGTCAATTGCGGCGGCTTTATCACGTGCTTATGACAATGAGATCATCGGTCAATTAGATGCATCATCACCATCAACAACAGTAACTGCAAGTTCTGGTTTAACCAAAGCAAAATTTTTAGAAGTAGCTGAAGGTTTAAACGATAACAGTGTAGACCCTGCTGATAGATATATGGTTATCTCACCAGCAGCACTTACTGATCTGTTGGGTGACAGTGGTGTAACTACTGCGGCGGACGGACCCATTTCTAACACTGCATTAGCAACTGGATTCATTCCTAACTTTTTAGGTTTCAACATAATTGTTTCTACGTTGTTAACAGAAGCATCAACAGGTGTAAGAAACTGTTATGCTTTCCAAAAAAACAGTGTTGGTTTAGCAATTGGTAAAGATGTAACTGCAATGATCAATTACGTTCCACAAAAGGTTTCATACCTTGTAGCTGGTGAGTTTTCAGCTGGTGGTGCAGTAATCGACACAACTGCTGTTGCTAAAATCACAGTAACTGAATAAGGAATAGACCCCTTCAGTCTTATTGAAAGCCGTTGTCTTACGATGACGGCTTTCTTTTTTGTATCCAATAAATATTAAAAAAAGGAAACGAATATGGCACTCACAAAATTTGACATTTGTTCACAAGCATTAATTAAATGTGGTGCAGACACAATCACTTCTTTCAGTGATGGTACACACGAAAGTAACGTGTGTTCAGTGATGTATGACACTGTAAAGAAAGCACTCCTCTACTACACTTTTTGGAATTTTGGCATAAAGAAAGTTCAATTAAACAGACTGTCTGAAACGCCAGCTGATAAGAAATTTTTATACGTTCACAGTTTGCCAGCAGATGTTGTGAGAATAAGAAGTGTTTTCGATGAAAATGGGCAAGCCAATTACACTTACAAAAAAGAAGGACAGAAAATTTATTCAAACAATAAAACTGCTTTTTTAGAATACGTGCAGAATATGGACGAAACCTTTATGCCTTCTTTCTTCGTTGAAACGTTAGTCACTAAAGTAGCTTCTGAAATCAACGAAAGTATAACGTCAAGTTCTTCACTGACAAGAAATCTACAAGATGAATTCCAACAAAAATTAAGGGCGGCTCGAATTGCTGACGGACAAGAAAATCCACCTCAAAATATTATGCCAGCTGGCAGATTGATTGAAGCACACTTGAATGGAAGTAATTCAGATCGTTTTAGACACGAACAGAATTAATGGCAATACAGAGATACACACAAACAACTTTCACACAAGGTGAAGTCGGACCCTTCATAAAAGGTAGAGCTGAACTTGGCATTTATCGTGCTGGCTTAGAAACGTGTGAGAACTATCTGTTATTACCACAAGGTGGTATCGATAGACGTAGAGGATTTCAATTCATCAGTTCTAATTTAGACAATTCAACATTAGCAGACGGAAGCACAACAGTAACAACAGCTGGCTTTCACAGTCAAAGTAGATTGATACCTTTTAAATTTGGTGAATCACAAGAATATGTTTTAATTGTTGAGCCAGCAGACACAAGTATTTCTACAAATGCAAAAATCCACGTTTATTACAGAGATAACAGAGTTGCTGTATTGGAAGATGGAGTTGATGGTAACACATTTTCTATAACAACAGACAACATCGCAGACATACGTTATGCACAAACTTTTGATGTGATGATAATGGTTGAAGCTTCAATGCCACCGTTACAACTTGTTAGAGGTACAGCACACGATGATTGGGCAGTTGGAGATTTATCTTTTGACTTCTATCCGTTAGTCAATTTCAGTTTTGGTACAACACTGACACCAAGTGCAACAAGTGGTTCGGCAATAAACTTAACTTTAAGCAATGGAGATTATCGATGGATACAAGATAGTTTTCCAAACGGGCACGTTGATATGTATGTAAAAATTAATGCTGGTTTGTGTAAAATAACATCTGTCAATTCCGATAGTTTGACTGCAGTAGCTGAAGTTGTTGAAGAACTTGCTGACACGCAGGCGTCTACTGGCAATGAATGGGAGATTACTGCATTCTCAAATTTAGACAGCACTAAAGGTGGTGGATATCCTCGTTCAATTTCTTTTCATCAAAACAGATTAATTTTTGGTGGTAGTAGAGATAAACCACAAACAATTTTTGCTTCACAGTCGGGTGATTTTTTTAATTTTAAAAGCACTACACGTGTTGTTACAGATTCATCTACAACTGGTGAAGTCACTGACGATGCTGGTTTCACTTTCACTATTGCTTCTGATGAACTTAACATCATTAAACATCTTGTATCACAACAAGCTCTTTTCATTTTTACCACAGATGGTGAGTTTGATATGAGTGGTGAGCCAGTCACACCCGCAAACGTTTTGATAAGACAACAAACAAGATATGGAATTCAAACTGGTGCGGCACAACCAAAAGTGATCGATAATGAAACAATGTTCATTGATAAGTCTGGTAAGCAGTTAAGAGCATTCGTTTATAATTTCAACACAGATGCATTCAGTGCAAAGAATTATTCATTAGTACATCATTCAATGCTGACAAATGCAACACAGATTGAATATCTAAAAAACTACAAAGACACAAATACGAACTATCTTTTCACAGTCAATGATGGTGACTTATGTGTGATGGGTATTAACGTTGAGAGAGACGTTGTAGGTTGGAGCAGATGGACAACAAATGGTTCATTCAAAAAGATTACAGAAGTCGACAACACACTCTATGCATTAGTTGAAAGAGAAAATGGTTATTTTTTAGAAAAATTAACTGAAGAAAATATCTACTTAGATTGTCACTTTTCAACATCAAGTACAGGCAGTGCATATGCTGGTGCGAACGGATTACAGAATGAAACTGTGCAAGTGATTGCTGATGGTGTCGTACACGAAGATGTAACTGTTTCATCTGCTGGTAATTTTAGTTTGAATAAAACTTCGTCATCAACACAAATTGGTTATGGTTATACAAGCACAGCAAAAACATTACCTATCACATTTAATATTGGTAACAGTCTTGTTACTGGTGAGAGGATAAGAAAATTATTTGTTGAACTTCAATTGTATAAATCAAAAAGTGCGAAGGTTGATAGTAAAACTGTACCTTTTAGAAATTTAGGTGACGGATTACTTGATGCTGGCATAGAAGAATTTACGGGCATAAAAAGAATAAGAGTTAATGGCATTTCACTTCAACCACAAGTTACAGTTACAGTTGATGAAGCTTTACCAATGACACTTTTATCAATAACAACTGAATGCAAATTTTCGACAGGCAAATTTCAGCAAGGATAAAACCAACAAGACACGATTTGAATTTTGATCATTTCAAATACGTTGTTGAGAATTGTAGAAGTGCGGACAAGATGGAAATTGGTCTTACTGGATTTACAAAAGAAAGTTTAATTGAGTTCTATCCAAAACTTGAAGACGGACTCACTGGCACAGAAGATCATATTCCTTTTTTAGTTGCTGGCACACAGGTTTTAGAAGATGAAGTTTGGTATTGGTTTTTAGCAACTCCGTTGGTTAACAGTCATTGGTTAAGAGTAACACGAGAAGCACGAAAATTTGTAAAAAGAAAAATGTCTCAACACAAAGATAAACGACATTTAGTTCAAGTTTGGAGTGGACACAAAGCA